AGGTTTCTATACCCTGGCTTCCGCCATTGCCGCGGTACCGGAGAAGTGGCGCGGCCGGGGGCGTGTCATCACCTTTGAAACATCGCTCGGCAAATGGGAGACGTACCAGTTTACCGGAACCGCCCTGGATGCCTGGGACCAGGAGGCGAGCTGGGAAGAGTTCGGCGGCAAAGGAACGGTAAAGAGCGTAACGGTAAACGGCGAGAAGCAGACGCCGGACGCGGCCGGTAATGTGAATGTAAACGTGGATATCCTGGAAGTGGACGAGACTTTGTCCGCCGATTCCACCAATCCGGTAGAAAACAAGGTAGTAACCGCCCGTTTTAACGAGGTGGACGCTTCCACGCTGTTTAACGTAAATGCGGAGGTAAGCGAGGATGAAACATCCGTCCGTCTGTCTTTCCAGAACAAAAGCGGCGCGGAAATTACCGCCGTGGATATCCCGGCCGGTTCCGGTGGAGGTTCCGGCGAAACGGTGGCTACTAAAATTGTCTTGAATGCGGCTGTAGATAACGCCATAATCAAGGAAGGCGGAAACGCCCGTCTTACTTATACATACGATCACCAATACACCACGGGGGATGAAAAGGGGGAATCTACCGGGCAAAAGGCGGATATCACCGTTACGATCAGGCGTGGAACAACTACCATGTATTCCCAGACGGTCAGCGATGTTTCCAAAGGCAGTTACGAACTGGACCTTTCAAGTTACTTGCTTGTTGGGAATACCGATATTTACGTAGTGGCAACCACAACCGATCCGACTACCGGCAAGAAACAGACCCGACAGGCGTTTACATCCGTGAAGGTTGTCAGCCTTTCCCTTACCAGCTCTTACAATCTGGCCGGGGCCATAGCCGCAGGCGGTTATACCCTGGCCGACACGATTAATATCCCTTATGCCGTGAGCGGTTCCGGAACAAAGGTCGTCACGCTTTATCTGAACGGCCGGCAACAGAACGCGCACACCATTACAAGATCGGGAACGACAAACGGCAGTTTCAGTTTGTCCCCCTCTTCGCTTGTGACCGGCCGGAATACCGTTCAAATGGTTGCCGAAATGGAGGCTTCCGCCGATCTCGTGTTAAAGTCTGAAAGTATCTATATTGATATTCTGAAATCCGGAGGATCGGCACCGTTCATCGGCACGATGATGAGTTTTCCGGACGGCCGTATTTTTACGGAGGACCATCTTGTTCCGCGCTTGGAAGCGGGGCAGTACGAACAGGTAAAATTTGACTTTGTGGCTTATGATCCTGACGCAACGCCGGCTCAAATGGACGTTTACCGGGACGGGGTGAAAACGCAGTCTGTCAGTGTGGCCCGTACTACGCAGACATATACCAACCGTTTTACGGAGCAGGGCGAGATCACTATGAAATTTAAGACGGGGGCCACGGAATACCCGTTTTATATCGACGTAACGGAAAGCGGGATCGACTTGCAGGAAACTACCGCCGGGCTTGTACTGAAACTTTCGGCAGCCGGGCGGAGCAACAGCGAATCCGATCCGGGAGCCTGGGATTATGGCGACATACATACGACATTTTCTGGTTTCGACTGGAGCAGCAACGGCTGGACGGGTGACGCCCTGAAACTTACGGGAGGCGCGAAGATTGAAATCGGGTACCGGCCGTTCTCCACGGATGCAACCACTACCGGGGCTACCTATGAAATGGAAATTCTTTGTTCGTCGGTAACGGATCGGCAGGGGGTGATACTGGACTGTATGGCCGGCGATATCGGTTTCCAGATGACAACGGAGCAGGCCCTTATGCGTGTTTCCGGCGGTACGGAAGTAAGTACGAAGTTTGCAAGTGATATGAACCTGAAAATAGCCTTTATTGTCGGGGCCAAGGCCGGCAAACGTTTGCTGGAACTTTATGTGAACGGAATCCGTTGCGGGGCGGTGCAGTACGGAGCTACCGAAGGACTGCTGCAGGCACAGCCGGTGAACATCCGTTTGTTCAGTGATACGGCGGATGTGGAAATCAGGAATTTCCGTATTTATAATCGTGCGCTTACGGATGATGAAGAATTAAACAATTATATGGTAGACCGGACTACGTCGGATGAAATGGTCCTGTTATTTGAAAAGAACGATGTTACGGGGGATAGCGGTACGGATATCGACATAGACAAGTTACGCGCCCAGGGAAAGGCGGTTATGCGAATTGTCGGCGATGTGAACCTTGTCAACGCCACCAATAACAAGAAATTCGAGGTACCGGTCGATATCTATTTTTATAGCCCGCAGGGTAAGGAGTACGATTTTGTAGCAAGGAATGTCGGTCTAAGAATACAGGGTACATCATCCACCACTTATCCGCGTAAGAATTACCGTCTTTATTTCTTGCGCCTGGAAAAATACGGTACCACGCTGGAAGTTAACGGCGTGGATGTGCCGTCCCTTGAATACAGTTTCAAACCGGGAGCACGGCCGATCAGTATATTCTGTTTGAAAGCGGACTTTTCCGATTCTTCCGGTACACATAATACCGGTGCGGTGCGTATTGTGAACGACGTTTGGAAGAGGTGCGGGTGGCTGACACCGCCGCAGGCTGCATATAAGGGGGAATATGACGTACGTATAGGCGTGGACGGTTTCCCTATGGACCTGTTTTATGACAACGACGGCACCGGTGCGAATACTTATCTGGGAAAATACAATTTCAATAATGAGAAATCGGAAAGTGCGATTATTTACGGTTTTGAAGGAATTGAAGGATTCAACGACGAAGCCTCCCTGAACGGGCAGCGTAACAAATGTATCTGCCTGGAGTTCTTGAATAACTCCGAGGCCCTTTGCTTGTTCGGAACTACCGACATGTCTTCTTTTGATGATGCGCTGGAATTTCGTTTCAAGGCGGACACTACCTGGGCGGATGCACACGAAGACGATAAGGCGGCAGTTACAAGGCTTTGGAACTGGATAGATTCATGTAAAGGTAATTCTGCTAAGTTTCTGGCGGAATATAACCAGTATTTCGGTAATGACAGCCCGTTTGCATGGTATCTGATTACCGATTACTTTATGGCCGTGGATAACCGGGCAAAAAATATGATGCTGGCAACTTGGGATTCTCTGATCTGGTATTTCCTTCCTTACGATATGGACACTTTGTTCGGTGTGCGTAATGATTCGGTACTGAAATACGAATATACCATTACCCACGAAAGTTTTGACGATAGTATCGGTAGTTATGCTTTTGCCGGCCATGATTCCGTTTTATGGGAACTGGTACGGTCTTGTCCGGACAAATTGCGTGAAGTGGCGGAAACCTTGCGTAGCAATATGAGCCTTGAATATGTCCTGCAAGTATTTAACGAGGAACAAATGGGCAACTGGTGCGAGCGGATTTATAACAAGGATTCGGAATATAAATATATCCTTCCGCTTACCGAAGGGGTGACAACCGGCAGCGGAACCAGTTATTATAATTATCTGTATGCCTTGCAGGGAAGCCGTTATGCGCACCGTACTTATACCATTCAGAACCGTTTCGCCCTTTTGGATAGTCAGTATGTGGCCGGTACTTATCGCCGTGACAGCTTCGCGGCTTATTTCGGGTATAAGTTCGGCAGTGATAACCGGAAAATTCGGATTACGGCCTCCGAACGGTATTATTACGGGTACGGGTACACGTCCGGAACACCGCACCAAAGCGCGGTACTTGCAGAAATGGCCGGTAGTGTGGTGGAACTGACAATGGACACGGATTTGATTGTAAACGATCCGCAATATTTCTACGGTGCAAGCCGTATTCGCGGGCTTGATCTGACGGATGTAAGCCACGCCATTGTCGGCACGTTGAACCTGAACAACTGCACGGCCTTGCGTGATCTGAATGTTAGTTGTGAGGCCGGACAGACGACATTTAACGCCCTTCTGGTGGGTAATTGCCGTAATCTTCGAAAACTCGACATATCCGGGCTTAAATCTTCTTCCTTTACCGGTATGGACCTTTCAAGTAATACCAAACTTGAAACCTTTCTGGCCGGTGGTACATCCCTTACCGGTGTGACATTCGCCGGCGGTGCGCCTCTGACCGTTTGCGTCCTTCCCGGAACTTTGCAGACTCTCGAACTCCGGTACCTGAACAAATTAACCAATGCAGGGCTGCAGCTGGAAGGTACGGCAAATATCACGCGCCTTGTGATTGATAACTGTAGCCTGATCGACTGGAACACGTTATTACAGCAATGCAGTGCGACCAGCTATCTACGAATTACCGGTATAGATATGGACGGGAACGGTAATTTGCTTCGCCGGCTTATGACAATGGGCGGCGTTGATGAAGACGGGGGAAACGTGCAGACGTGCCGCCTGGTAGGTACGTACCGGCTCACCCAGTCTATGTCGGATGAAGAGTACGCCGCCACTTGTGCACACTTCCCGGAACTGAATATCATTCAGCCGCAGTTTGTCGGTATAAAAATAGATCAGACGGTAGGAGACGGGGAAAAGATTACGAATCTGGATAACTCTACCGGATATGACTATAATACTGAATTTACCCCGTCTTCCCATATATTGGAAGTGTTGTCGAAAAGACGTTGTATTCTGGCTAAAAAGACGGCGGAGGGTGAAATGACCTGTTACCCGCTTCATGATGAGAACCGAAATAAATACGCGGATAGTGACAGCGTGGAGAACGCCACGGATGCAGTATTAACCGGATCGGAAGGTGAAGTTTACGTATATGAACCTCATTACTGGTACAAAGGAGTAACGGACGTGCTGAATCAGTGCCTTTACGGTTTTATTTCAAGCAATGAGGATGCGCCGGCAGCAGCAGGGTACACCAGTGTAAGATTTACCCGCGAAGAACTGAACGTGACGGAAGGGATCGGGATTCGTAAGAATACGGATTACACAACCCTTGAAGAGGCGAAAAACAAATACGAATCCGGATCGTTCGCCCTGGTGGATGTCCGGGATTACAAGCAGGTTCGTTTTCCCGGTTTTGCTTCTACTCTTTACGGGGCTGTATTTGTAGATGATGCTGGGAAAATACTAAGTCGGATCAGCGTTTCAAATGCGAACGGTTTTATCAATGGTATGTATCTGTTTTGTGCCGTTCCTGTAGGGGCTACGAAACTGGCCTTTACTTTCCTTAATTCGGCGGCCTTCGATTTCGTTTTACTCACGACATCGGAAAGTGTGGAAGCGATCGAGCCGGACTGGGTAGAGCATACGGAATGCCTGGGCGGTGTTTATGAAGCCTATCTGATTGATGATGTGCTGCGTTCTGTCAGTGGTGTTTCAAGTGTAGGAACTATTTCACAGAGCCAGGCAGTCAAATACGCCCAGAACCGGGGCAAAGGTTTCCAGCTGTTCGACTGGGAGATGCACAAGGATGTGGGTAATCTGCATTTCTTTAAATACGGTAATACCGATTCGCAGGGAGTTTGCGGATATGGAACAAACAATTACCAGAAAGTGACAGGCCTTACCAATGCGCTGGGGATGCGTGATACGGTTTCTTATTATAAGGAAAAGGGCGGTTCCAATCCACAGGCGGAAGGTGCTTACCGGGACGGTGTAAATTATCAGTCCGTCAATGTGCTGGGCTATGAGAATTTCCAGGGAAACAAGGCGGAATGGTTGCAGTATGTCACAGTAAACAAGACGGCGGCGGACGGAAGGTGGTTTATTACCATGCCGGACGGAACGGAACGCATTGTACAGGGAATTACTGTTTATAACGCGGATATTTATCCTACCCACATGGTTTGGGGCCGGTATATGGATTTGATTGCAGCTAAAGAAGGCGGTTCCACTTCCTCACATTGGTTCGATAGGTTCTATGTGGGTACCGGTCTTTCTCGTGTGGTGTATCGGTCGAACAACTACGCGTTCGCGTTAGGCGGTGTTTCGTTTGCGAGCGCGTATAGCGATTCATCGGTCACGTTTGCGGTCATCGGTGTTCGGCTTGCCTTCAGGGGCATAATACGCTGGGCGGGCAGCGTCGCGGCCTTTAAAGCCATAAATCAGGCAGATTAAGAGAAAAAACAGCAACGTAAAACGTTGTGCGGGTAGCGCGGGCGTCCGGAAAGTAAGACGGGCGCCGGTACTTCCGAAAAGTACAAAGGCGGATTTCCTCATATACACTCGTGTGGTGTATCGGTCGAACAACAACGCGAACGCGTTAGGCGGTGTTTCGTATGCGAACGCGAATAACGATTCATCGAACACGAATGCGAACATCGGTGTTCGGCTTGCAAACAATTAGAATAAAGAAAAAGCGCATAAGCCTTGAAAATTGGCGTACAACAGTGGGGACGTGTCCCCGGCGTGGAGCCAAGAGGAATGAGCCTCGCCAACAGCAGCCGTTTACGACTGGAAAGGGGAAAAATAAAGCGCAGGGCAATGGGGTTTGGTAGGAACTTTTTTCGAAGAAGCCCGGCCCGGGGAATTGAAGGCTGATTTAATTATCATGTGGAGAGAAGATAATATTATAGAAGAGATTGTCGAGGACGCCAATATAGAGGACGCCATAAAAACGGTATTGCGCAAAAGAAGACGAAAGCGCAGCTTTGCCGGGCGTAGAATACTGGCGGATGTCCCGAAGGCGGTAGAGAGGATCAGGCAGCGGATAAAGAGTGGACGGTTCAAGCTCGGAGGATATCGGGAAATGACCGTAGACGACGGGCCGAAAGTAAGGATCGTACAATCGGTTTCCCTGGAAGACAGGATCGTTCTTAACGCCGTTATGAATGTGGTGGACCGGCATTTGAAAGTACGTTTTATCCGGACTACTTCCGCATCCATTAAAAACAGGGGAACGCATGACCTTTTACAGTATATCGTTAAAGATATAAAGGATGATCCCGAAGGAACCCTGTTCGCTTACAAGTTCGATATAACGAAATTCTATGAAAGTGTAGACCAGGACGTTTTGCTGGATGCAGTGAAAAAGATGTTCAAGGATAAAATATTGATCGGAATTCTGGAAGAGTGCATTCGTATGATGCCTAAAGGCGTGAGTATTGGGCTAAGATCATCACAGGGGCTTTGTAATTTGCTTCTATCCATTTACCTGGATCACCGGTTAAAGGATCAGGAGGCGGTAGCACACTATTACCGGTATTGTGACGACGGTCTGGTGCTTTCCGGTAGTAAGAAATATCTTTGGAAGGTTAGGGATATCATTCACGAACAGGCCGGCAAGGCCCGCCTGGAGATTAAAAGTAATGATACCGTTTTCCCGATCACCGAAGGTATCGACTTTCTGGGATATGTAACCCGCCCGGATCATGTGCGGTTAAGGAAACGTAACAAACAAAAGTTCGCCCGCAAGATGCACAAGGTTAGAAGCAGAAAACGCAGGCAGGAGCTGACCGCCTCATTTTACGGGCTTACAAAACATGCTGATTGCAAGAACTTATTTTATAAACTAACAGGAAAGAAAATGAAAAAATTAAAGGATTTGGGCTACAAGTATAAACCTAAAGACGGACGGAAAAGATTTACCGGAGCAAGGATTAAGTCGCCGGAGCTGATGAACAAGGATGTGATCGTACTTGATTATGAAAAGGACGTTCAGACGAAAAACGGACCCCGGACTGTTATAAAGCTGGAACTCGACGGCAAGGAGAGGAAATATTTTACCAGCCTGGAGGAAACCCTTTTTATTTGTGAATCAGCGGAAAGAGACGGAGAAATGCCTTTTGAAGCGCATTGTGAAGGTGAAGTAAGTGAAAAAGGATTGATAATTATACACTTTACTTGAAATGATACGGATTTATGCAGACAGCAAGGCGGAACCGGTAAGATGTACCAACCGCCGCCGGGGAATCTGGCGTATTACGTGGGATTACCAGGAAACAGAGACACCCGAAGGAGTGCAACGTAGTTACATGGAAGAGACGTTCGATCACTTGCCCGCACTGGTAGAAATCAAGGCGGTTATTAATGAATGGTATAACCGGCAGATAACCGACACGATCGAAAGCGGGTACGTATGGAACGGCCTGAAAGTCTGGCTTTCCATGGAAAACCAGATGAATTATAAGACGGCGTACGATCTTGCCTTGCAAACAGGCGGGGAAAACCTTCCTGTTACTTTCAAGCTCGGGGAAGAAGACAACCCGACGTTTTACGAGTTTGCAAGCATGCAGCAACTACAGGAATTTTACGCCGGTGCCGTGAAACATATACAGGAGACACAAAAAGAAGGCTGGGCACTTAAAAAGGCTATAGACTGGAGTGTTTATACGTTGGAGTAGAAAAGCGAAAGGGGGAAGCGGGAAATACGTTTCCCCTCACTTTTTTAGTTATAACATATCATCAAAGGCGTGTATTCCCGCTTCGCGTTCATCTTCCAGAGCATGTGCGTAAACCATTGTCATAGTTATAGAACTATGTCCCAAAAGGTGGGATAGCGTTACGATATCATGTGTTTTCTTATAATACAGGGTAGCAAATGTATGCCGCCCGGTTTTTGAACTGATATCCTTTGTTATTCCGACTTTACCGGCTATTGTTTTCAATACCCGGTTTATATCCTGATCCGTGGGAAGGTTCATAAACAGATTGCCTTTTGTACGTCCGGCCCGGTAATATTCATAAATATAACGTGCCGGGTCCGATAAGGGTACAGTTACCGGTATTTTGGTCTTACCTCGTGTGTAGTGTAGTTCATTCCCTATGAACTGGTTTATTTGCAGTGCTTTTGCATCGCCTATATGCAAAGAGGTAAAACAGAGAAACAGAAAAAAACGGAGTACGTTCTGGGTACATTCTTCCAGGCGACCGGACCGGTACAAGGCAGTCAGACGAAGCAGTTCTTCTTCCGTCAGATATACGACTTCGCTTTTGGGACGGCGTATCTTTATGGCCGAGAACGGGTCCTGTTCCATATAACCGCCGCGTATGGCGGCACCTACATATATTTTGATAGTAGCCATGTTACGCCATGCCGTAGAATCCTTGTTACCTATTTTGCGAAGATATGCAAAGAAGGACAGGAGAAATTCGTGGGTAATTTCTGAAAACACAAGGCCGGGGGCGAATGTCTCTAATTTCTTGATGATAGAAACGTGATGTTTCCAGGTACCGAAAGAAATAGTTTTGCTAATTTGTTTGAGGTAAACCCGTGCAAAATCAAAGAAGGTACCAAAATCTGAAGGATTGTTATACTGGCGGAAGAAACTTTCTTTTGTAAGCGTCTCATTTTTAAGACGGGCACGGACAAATATGTCGCTTACACGTGACCGGATGTTTGAGATGATTAGATTTTTGTCTTTACTTTCTTTGTCCCGGCCTTTTATCACTTCGTTTTGCTCGTCCCATTCTTTGGACGTGACACTTAACCTCACCGCGATCCTTATTTTCTCACGGTTGATATAAAATTCCACATACAGGGGGAGCCGGTCGGTTTTGCCTTTTTTGCCTTGTCTTACAACTCTTATTGCCGTCATTTTTATATGCCTATTTTATGCCTGTAGAGGGGATATGCCTACAAATATGCCTACACAGGCAGGTTATTAAAAGTTAAACGGGGCGAAAGTAAAACGTTTAATATCAGCTATTTAAAAGAAAAATCCGATAACGTTTGACTGTTACCGGATGTTAATAGTGATTCAAGTAACGTTCTTTAATCGCCTGATTATTAATTATTTGCATAATTGTATAGCCTACAATATGCCTACATTTCTTGTCTATTACAGGTTATTTCTTACTTAATAAGACTTGTATTAGACGTTCTTTCTCTTCAATTATTCTTTCTAAATCAGCTATTTTTGCATCTTTATCAAGTTCATTTGATTTTATCCCAGTTATGGGAATATTATCAAAGAATACACCTACAGGAACCTCTAAAACCTTTGCTATTGCCTCAATGGTTTTTGTATTCGTTGATCCATTCCTAACAATAGCCTGTATACTACTATCTTCTTTTCCTATGCGTGAAGCAAGTTCTCGTATAGTAATTTTCTTTAATTCACATAATTCTCTTATTAACAAGAAATTAGCCATATTATACCTTTGTTATAACTTTTATTAACGTGAATTTTATTCACCTGTGGTAAAAATAATTATATCTTTGCTATGTAAAGTTAATAATAAAGAGTATATTTATCATAAAAGTATGACGAAAAAAAAATTAAAAAGAAATGATGACGGCGAGAAACTAAGAATGTACCTTTTGAGTTTGCCGGTAAAAGAATCTTCTGAAATGTCCCTTAAATTGGCAGAAGCATGCAAAGTACCATTACATACCGTTCGTAATTGGCGGGGTAGTCATTGTCGTATTCCCGAACTTGCAAAAGATAAGATCGAGGAAGTAACAGGCGTGAAAATTTTCCATAGTGAAAATATTCTCCAAAAGAAAAGCGAATAAAAACCGGGGCGGCTTTTGTCGCTCCATAGAATAACCGCCGGAGTATGGAGATAACCCCGAAGGGCGAAAGCGGGTGTTATTGGTAGTTCGATGCTATCCTCCGGCACAAAAAAGCATAAATAATTATGTATGAAGGGTTAAAAGTAAATTTTTGGTTATGGCATATTGTAGGCGGTGTTTACGGATATAAAGAATTAATAAGACTTCCTCGAAAGCAAAAGAAAGCATTAAAGAAAAGTATTTTGCAGGATATTATTACAGTAGATAGAACCTATGTAAAAGAGTGTCCGCGGCCTAAGAAATTACCAACATTTAGTTATAAACAAATCAGTAATGAAGAAGAAAACAGTAACAATATTGGCGATAGCTCATTCTAAGAGAGTGTGTGATCCTCAACCTGAATTTATTGATCGAATGGAAGTTCGAAAGTTAGTAATAAACGCATATAGAGCTGGATATAATAAGGCGAAAACAGAAGAATCAACTAACTCATAACAAATTAGAAATGAAATCAACAATTACTACCCCCGATGAATTAACCACGCTACGAATAGAAGGTAGTAGTGGAACCTATAAAATATTCAGCAGTTTCCGCCCCATGGAATCCCCTGCGTTCGTGGATGCGGTAGACAGGAAGTATAATCTGGCGGAGATTAAGAATCTTTCCGGCGGAAAAGGTTATTTCCTGGTACACTTGAACAGAGAGCAGCAGGAAACCATACAGGAGGATTTAAACGCTATACTTTGCGATAGTGTACCGTGTCTTCTGTAAACTAAGACAATTTTAACGAAATGCCATGAAAGAAGACAGACGCCTAAGAAACCTACGTTATCAGATGCGGAAGAAAGGTTACCAGTTCGATACAAAGAACCTGGTGGCCATTATGCCTTCACATGACAAACGTTCCCTTCTCCAGGAAAGGAGATTAAGCAAATTCGGTTTTTCAATTCAGTATAACATGTTTGAACAATGAAAGATAAAAATTTAAAATACATCGCCCACGCTATCATCGTGGTTGCCTTTATGGGGCTGATTGCCTTTGTCATTTATTATACGGGTAAAACCGCTTTTCTTTGGCTGTTATTATTCGTTTTCCTGTATCAACCTTGGACGGAGATGTGCCCGGGACGGAAAGAAGACAACGAAGAATAAGTAACCATGTAACTTTATAACGATGATAAAGGCAGAAGACATCTACAAAGTAACCAACAACGGGCTGGATATAATTCTACATTATTATCCGCAAGCCCGGGATTGTGTCGGAACCAACCGCCATTTCAAACGCCGGCCGTCAGAGGACGACGCGTCGGCCTGTATCAAGTTATTCGGAAAGGAAGGTTCCCAGCAGGTTTATAAGGTAACGGATTTCGGCGATACCGGAACGGCTCAAAGCCCTGTCGATATCTGCATGTATGAGGAAGGCCTCCGGTTTAACGAGGCTATCCTTAAACTTGCATCCATGTACAACGTAACCGATGAACTCAACCGTAACGTAAACAAGCCGGATATCCGTAAGGTTCCGGCCTCCCAGGATCAGAAAGACGGTACTAAAATTTTCGAGCTTGCCGATCATCTCACCCCGGAGCAGTTACGCATACTCGGCCCCCGTGTCACCCAGGAGAACGCCGAGGCCCTGCACTGGTATTCGGCCAAATACATAGGGTATGTAAAAAATCGCGAGGTAACTTATAAATACGCGACTGCGACATACCCTATCTTTATGCGCGAATGTCTGGTAAAACCGGCCGAGGGTGACACGCCCGAAGTGAAGTTCTATAAAATATACGAGCCCCTGAATCCGGACAAGCAGTGGCGTTTTTCCTACACCCCGGAAGGTGTCAAGCCGAAAGACTATATAAACGGCCTTTCCGAACTGAAAGCCTTATACCGGGAATTTAATTCCAGGGAGGAAGCCGCTTTTAAAAAGAATCCGGCCAATGCGGAAAAGCCCTATAAGGAGCAGAAGCTGCAGGAGGCGTTTATATGTTCCGGAGAGCGCGACGCCCTGTGTGTTAAATCGCTGGGCTTTTCCCCGATCTGGTTTAATTCGGAGACGTATAAACTTTCCGAACAGGACTATAAAGAGATCATGAAATACGTTGAGGTCCTGTATAACATACCCGATATCGACACGACGGGCAGGGTGAAGGGTACGGAACTTGCATTACGCTTTATCGATATCCATACGATCTGGCTACCGGCCTGGCTTACCACTTACCGGGACCAGCGGGGCAAACCGCGTAAGGACTTCCGGGACTTCATGGAATTAAGAAGCAAGAACGAAGATTTCCGTAACCTTATGACGCTTGCCATGCCCGCCAAATTCTGGTATTCCAAGTTTAACGAGAAATCCCGGCAATGGGATCACAATATAGACGCGGACTGCCTTCACTACTTTTTACGTCTTAACGGTTTCTATTCGCTTCATGATGAAAATTCCAGTTCAACGAAATACATCCGTATTACCGGCAATATCGTAAAACTGATAAAGGCAAAGGATATCCGGAAGTTTATCCGTGAGTGGGCCCAAGAGAGCTTTTTATCCCGCGATATAAGGAATCTTATTCTGAACAGCCCCAAACTGTCAGATACGGCCCTGGACAACTTGCAGGAGATCGAACTGGATTTTACCAATTATACCCATAATACGCAGATGTTCTTCTTTCCCGGTTGCAGCATGGAGGTAAGCGGTACCGGTATAAAGGAGCATCCGGCCAACGGCAGCACATTGTCCCACTACGTTTGGGAAGAAAACGTCCTGAAACACAAAGTCCGTCTAATGGAAGACATGTTTACCATTTCCCGTAAAAAAGACATAGAGGGGAACGATGTTTTTGATATCCGGATCAATGCCGTCCCGTCTAACTTTTTCGGCTATGTAATCAATTCGAGCCGCGTTTACTGGCGTAAGGAACTGGAATATAATTTCGACGACAAGAGCGTGGGGGAAGCGGAATCCTACCGGGAAAAACATAAATTCGATATCGAGGGGGAAGGCCTCACGGCGGAAGAAGTGGCCGAACAGAAAAGGAACCTTATCAACAAGATCTTTACTATCGGCTATATGTTGCACCGTTATAAATCCCCTTCGCGTGCCTGGGCACCACAGGCCATGGATAACAAGATCGGTGAAGACGGTGAATGTAACGGACGTTCGGGCAAATCGTTCATGTTCAAGGCCCTTTCCTACTTTATGAAGACCGTCAAGCTTTCCGGCCGTAATCCCAAGTTAATGGATAACCCGCATGTGTTCGACCAGGTAAACCAGCATACCGACTTTATCCTGGTGGATGATTGCGACCGGTATCTTAATACGGGCCTGTTTTACGATATCATCACATCAGATATGACCGTGAACCCGAAGAACAACCAGTCGTTTACTATACCTTTCGAGGAATCGGCCAAGCTGGGATTTACAACTAATTACGTTCCTATTGATTTTGATCCGTCTACGGAAGCCCGTTTGCTGTACCTGGTATTCTCCGACTACTACCACCAGCGTACGGAAGATAACGACTACCGGGAAACGCGTTCTATCCGGGACGATTTCGGTAAGGATTTGTTTTCCAAGACTTACAGCGAGAACGAGTGGAACGCCGATATAAATTTCTTCTTGCAGTGCTGCCGTTTTTACCTTTCCCTTTGCGAGGAATCTATAAAATTGCTTCCGCCCATGGAAAACATTATCAGGCGTAAATACAAGGCCGATATGGGCAATAACTTTGAGGACTGGGCGAACTCTTATTTCTCTCCGGACAGCGAGCACCTGGACAGCTTTATCGTCCGTGAAAAGGCTTTTGCTGATTACAAAAGTTTTTCCGGTGTGAATAAAATCACGATGCAGCGTTTTACAAAGGCCCTCAAAGGCTTTGTGGCCCTTTGCCCTTACATTGACGAGCTCAACCCGAAGGACCTTTGCAACTCCCAGGGGCGTATTGTACGTAAGGATAACGACGGCAAGGCCGCCGACATGATCTATCTGCGTTCATGCGGCACGGCGGAAACGGCTGCCGGTGGTGGAACGGAACCGGCCGATCCGACACTCATGTTTGTACCTGATGAACGACCGGATGAATGAATAACGCGCATTTGAAATTAAACAGCATGTCCGAGTTTACCGCGCTCTGGAACAGCGGCGAGAGGTTCCGGAAATTCGCCGAACAGGTCTACCGCTATCTGGAGCGTATGAAACCCGGTACCGTCCTGGCACTGGAACGCTATTCGGGCGAGCAGCTCGAATGGATCATCAAAACGGCCTGTGTTTTTATCCTGGAAGGCGACAACTACCTGGAGTATGAATTTAACGAGGACTATACGGCCGTCGTGCACCGCTATATACCCCCGGACGTAAAGAAATGGATTTTAAGCAGGTGCAAACATCGCGTATAAGACGGATCGGAGCCGGTATAAAATACGAAAAGAGGGACCAGATACGAATGTGTCGGTCCCTCTTTTCGTATGGAAACAAATGCGTCCCGCCCGGCTTCCCTCCCCATACCCCACCTCTATTTCATACAAAATTTTAGTAACCTTGTAACCTTTGTTTGCTTGAAAGAAAAAAGTCTGAAAATCAAATAAATAAATAGGAAATAAAGGTTACGAAGTTGCAGTTACAAAACGGTTACGAATTTTTCCGGTTTGTAACACCGGCCTTTTTATCTTCTACCGGTAAGCCCGGTTACAAACTGTTTTCCGGCCATTTTTTTGTAACGGAAATTAGTAACGTTACTAAGTTGCTAAGATACAGGATTTTACCTTTGTCGGTTGCCCGGTTACGAAATTACAAAAATTTAGTACCGAATTATATTAGCACAGCCTGGCAGAGAAAATGTCGGGTGTGTGGCGGCTGGAAAAGGCATATTATAATTATTCTCCCGGAGTATATTTATCAAAATGACGACTGAAAGCCTACATTTTCCCGTAAATGGCAGACCAACAGCCGATAAAGGAATATCTTTGCCTTTAAAAAGGAATGTTATTGCTATGATTACCACCCGAATACAGATCGAATCCTACCTGGCCGAGTATGTCCGGGGCAAATATTACGACGAAACGGTCGGTACCGTCCGTTTTCCTTCCTCGTCCGATATCTATGTGACCGTTTACGATCTCATGGAGAAACGGCCGGTAAATTGTCCGGCTGACCGCGGCAACCTGGAGTTTATGCTGCCTGACCGCCGGGAGGCCAATTTTGCCGGCGGCAAGTCTCCGGAACAGTTCAATTACATTTCCGTACGCGGTACCGCCATTCTTGAAAAGCGTCTGCGTGCCCTGATGTGGGCCGAGCTGCACGAACTCATGGACGAAAACAAGCACCTGCACGGAATCGAGTTTAAGGAAACCGTTTTTACCTTCCTGAAAAAGTATGATATCTCTTCCATTCAGGAAGACGGGCTGCTGAAAAACTACCAGCGGTGGCGGGACAGTTTCAGGCGTAAGAAGAAAAGGGCGTATAACCGAAAAAAAGTGTAAAAAAGCAAGTTATTTTTTACCTACCAACTGTATCTGTTTGTCCTTTTTTGTCCGGTTTTTGGCTGAAAAACGTCCGAAAAATGCTGAATGTTTGATTATCAATGCTTTATATCTGTAATTATGTCAAGAAAGTTAATATCCGCCGCCCATAGCCTGCAACTGGTTCCCGTTTACAACATTATCCATTTTGGCGTCGTGCTCTCGAAAGTCGTTATCCGCTCTATCGGAAAACCTGATATTCTTATGATCGTACCGGGAACCTTAAAACCGGGTGACAGCAAAAATGAAGACGTCTATACTAAAAAACATACCTTCAAGCTTGCCGACGTGTCGCAAAATAAGACGCTTTACCTGGAAAACCTGAAAGCGACGCCCTTTGTCGCCCTCTATACTGACGAAACGGGTAACACCCGTGTTTCCGGTTCTCCCGATTACCCGCTTACCTTTTCTTTTGAGATCGGCGGGGGCCTGTATAACTGCACCCTGTCCGGTACGGGTCCGGGCGTTGATGCGTTCCTGTAGGTTCCTTTCAGTCCTTCTCTACCTATTATATAGGCGTTTTCTTTGCCGTAAAAAAGAGAACGTGGACAAAATACAGGAGATTTTTACAGCACCTTGGGCAATCGCTGATAATGATTATTACCGGTTGCTTTCCTTACTTGTGCCGTGTGTTGCAGCCGGCAACCTGGATGCGATCGAAAAACGGCTCGACAATAATAAAATAACCGCCTACGCTACTACGCCTTACCTTGCCAACCGGTGGGAACTGGACGATGAGACATTGCCGGCTGACAGTGTGGCCGTCATTATCCTGGAAGGCACCTTGTATTCCTGGGAGACTTACCGCCTGGAAAAGCAGCTCCGGGATGTTTTCGATAATCCTAAGATTTGCGGTGCGGTACTCTGGATCAATGGGCCGGGCGGTATGGTCGCACATGTGGACCTGGCGGCTAAAATGATTGCCGAATCTTCCAAGCCTATAGCTACCTATGTGGCCGGTACCATGGGGAGTGCCCATTTCTGGCTGGGAACCGCCGCCGGTAGAACCTTTATCGCTTCCCCTATGTGTGAAGTCGGTTCCGTCGGGATCATGCTTACTTACCAATCTTTTAAGGAATATTTTAGGAAACAGGGCATTGATTACCGGGAAATCTATCCGGATAGTGCCGATCTGAAAAACTATGAAACCCGCGCGATTGAAAAAGAGAACAACGAAGAGCCTATAAAACAACGTCTGGCAGTCATGCACCGTATTTTCTGTGATGCGATCAGTCGGAATCTGGGTATTGCCTACGATCCGGAACTTCCCCTTTTCCGGGGACAGATATTCACCGGCGACGTAGCCGTGGCAAACGGTTATATAGACCAGTTCGGCACGCTGGAAGACGCTGTAAAGTGGGTACTGGCACAGGCCACCGTCAGAAAAGTAAATGAGATGTATAACATATAGTATTAACTTCAAAATTTTGTATATATGAAATTTAAGAGCTTTTCCGCTCACATTCTGGCCCTGCTGGGTCTGTCGGAATGGAGCAAGGTAGAGGACAAAAACTCTATCACGGTCGAGGAAGTGGCAAAACTGAAAAATTACGGTTTTACCGAAAAATTCCTCACGGACTTTAAAGCGTCCCTCGAAAACGATTTCCAGGACGAATCCGAAGACGGGAACCAGGGAGAGGAAACCGAGGAACCTAAAACTACCGCTTTCCTTCGTGGTTTGTTGGGTGACACTGCGGCACGTCTGACACAAGCGCAGGAACAGCTTGAAGCCTTGCAGACGCAACAGCGTGACGAGAACCGGAACAACACCGCGTTAATTGCCAAGAAGGATGCCGAAATAACAAAGCTTTCCGGTATTATCGCTCAACTTTCGGCCGCTGCGGAAGATGATCCGGGCAAAGGGAAACAACACAACGCCCAGGCGGACGGTAAAGGGAAATTCAATCTCCAGGACGAAAAGCAGCTGGGGGGCTTGCAGGGTGAAATGTTCTCACTGGAGGACCGCCCGTATAACCTTCGCGCTAAAGCTGCGTTAATGGAGGCTGCCGGTTTTGAAATGATCGCTCTTCCGAAAGCAAGTTCCATTGACTACAGCCGTTTGAAGGAGGACCTCGGGGCCTTTTACCGTATTCCCTGGCAGCAGCGTTTGCAGTCGTTTTTAATGGAACTTCCTTCCATTGAAAGTATTTTCCCGCTTGAATCCGGTTATCAGGATTTGGCTACGCTGGTTAATATCTGGCTGGGTGAGTTTTCACAGGCCGGTAATGAGGAATCCGACTTCGATAAGGTGACTAAAGGTTCCTACGAGTTCGACGATGAAACCCTGCGCATGTTCAACGTGATGTTTGCACACCGTTTCAAAAATTTAAAGGCCCTGGAGAAAACTTGGATCGGCACTTTGAACAAGGAAGGTTCAAACCCTATCAAGTGGTCTTTTATCGAGTATATCCTGGCCGAAACCGCCAAAAAGTTGCATAACGAGCGTGAACAACGCCGTATTAACGGAATCCGTAAGGACCCGAATCTGAACGAACCCGGCAAAGCACTTGCTGCAGCTGACGGACTGTATGAGTTCCTGAACAAGAAAGTGAACGGACATACCGATATCAATAACGGAAAACTCGTTTACCAGATCAAGCCGTTCGAATTGGGGGAAATTACCGAAGCAAACATCGGTGAAAAAGTGTACAAGGGTACTTCCATGATCCCGGCGGTTCTTCGTGACAGCGGTAACCTGGCACTTTATATGCCTTCGCACTTTATTGTATTGTATCATAAATACAATGAATTGCATTACGGGCAGAACCAGGATTACAAGGCTAACATCATGTATGTGAAGGAATATCCGGCGGTGAAGATTATTCCGGTTCCCAATGCTGACAACCACCACCGTATCTTCTGGACGTTTGAAGGTAACATTAAAACCTACGAGGATAAGCCGGGTGAAATGACGGCTTTCAACCTGGAGCAGGAAGACTGGAGCCTGAAAGTCTGGAGTAACTGGCGTGAAAGTATCTGGGCTATTGCCGTGGGATTCAAGTACACCAAGAAAGAAGATATGGACTATACGCGCCAGATGATCTTCTGTAATGAGTATGACCGCCCGGCGTCTTACTTCGTGGATGCTGACAAGGACAAGAACCCGTCGGCCAAACTTCATACATCCATTGTTACCGTAGCCAATACGGCCGAATTTACGATTACCGATATTGAAGACGCTCCGGTAGGTGCGGTTATTTCCCTGAAATGCGGAAGCGTGGATAAGGGTGTTAAGATCGAGAAAAGCGGAAATTTTGAACTTATTTCCGATGCCTGGCAGCCCGGTAAGGGGGACGTTATCAAACTGATGAAACGTGCCGACGGTAAATTTATCGAGATTGGTCGCGAAAACGCTTCTTCCGATGCGTTGCAGTTTGCGCCGGATGAAACGACACCTTCCTTGCTTGACGGTGAAGTATTCGTTACCGGTGTAAATACAAAAGCAACGGCAATCACTAACTTTACCGATGCAGAAGCCGGAATCGTTTACACGATTTACGGAAACGGTTCTGAAAATGCTTCTACCATTGCCAGCGGTGGAAACTTTGTTTTAACCGAAGCTATAACGCTTTCCGAAGGCAAGTTCATCAAATTGGCGAAAGCTGCTGACGGTAAATTCTACGAAGTGGCAAGAGGCTAAATTAATCGGAAGGGGTACTTTATCCCTTCCATTTTATAACCTTATAAATCATTAAGTTATGACATACGTAAAAGCAAGCGTAAGAAGGCCGGCCGGCAATCCCGGTAATGGTATTCAGCCCAAGGATCAGCTCGTAATTTACGACGTTGACGATATTCTTTATTTTCCGCCAAGAAACGAGGCCGGCGTGGTTATCGAGGAGGATATCGTGATGAAGGCGGGGCGTTATGCGATCGGTATTTACCTGACACCCGGTACCGCTGAAATCAGTTCCAACAGTGACGGGGAAACCGACGCCGAAGGTTATACGCCTTCCGTTAAGTTCAATCATCCCGGTAACGAACAGGAGATTCGCGAGTTTAAGACAAACTGGCTGTCTAAAAAATGTATCGTTGTTCTCCGTTATTGTAGCGGAAAGCCTGCCGATCTGATCGGAACGCCCTGTAACCCGTCTAAGTTATCCGTTTCTTATACCGGTTCCAATGAATCGAATACGAACGAACTTACTTTCACCCAGATCAGCAAGGGGGATGATATCGCCATTTACCGGGGTACCGACACCCTGGAAGAACCGGTGGCCGTAGTGGAAGCCGGTGCCACAGATATAGATTACCAGACAGACGGGCAGTACCAGCTTTCCGCAGGTGCGGCCAAAATAGCCGGTGTTACCGGTGGAAGTCATGGATCGGTAATTACCCTTATGGGATGTTCGGGCGTTGCGCCAACAGTGGAAAAAGGCGGTAATTTCCTTCTGAAAGGCGGTAAGACGTTTACCGCTTCCGAAGGTTCCCAACTGACATTGCGGGCGTTTAACGACGGTTCGGAGGCTATGAAATGGATTGAACAAAGCCGTTATGAGGCGTAAGTAAACGGCTTTCATATCATTCAAAGGGTGACCGGCAGCACATGCCCGGCCACCCTTTGTCCTTTTTGGGGGTAATTGCCTTTTTTTTCTTTGTATCATCAAATTTTATATAGTATGAAACAGGAAATTATTACCTATCTGGCCGGTCCGCGTAACTTTATTCAAGGCGTGGAACTGTACGAGAAATACGGTATCAACCGTATGCTAAAGAAGTCATTTCGCCGGCAGGGAGAAACGGAAACGATGAAGGCCATTCTTTTAGAGGAACTACGGAAGCTGGCCGGGCTTTCCGAACGTGAATTTAAGACGATCCGGCGCAACTCTAAACAGCCGGCCGCGGTAAAAATGGAACCCGCCCGACAGGAACCTCCAAAAATGCCGGTAAAATACAGCGATGATTTGCTGCTGGAACTTGCCGAATCTTTCGGCGTCAGCGTGGAAGAACTCGTTTCGTCCGATTTCCGGGATAAGGTTCTTTCCATGGATGAAAATGCCGACCGTGTGGAAGAGCTGGAAGAGGAACTGGAAGAGGCGGAGAAACGATACAAGGCGGCTCCGGAAACCGTAACCAAAATGATACGTTTCCGCGAGAAATTTACCTTCCTGAACTCTCCGGATTGTCCCGACATTCTGAAAATACTTGTTTCCGACATGTTCACCGCATACGGGAAGTATAAGGAGGCTTTCGCCCGTCTGGAGGTTACGCCGGATGATGTCAGTTCACTTTCTACAGCACAGGAAGCGCAGGCGGTTGTGGAAAATTTCATTACTAACCGCGAAATGTGGGACGAACTGGAATATTACCGGGAAAACGGAAAGATTTTGGGTAAATGTGAGAAGGTAAAAAGTTTGTCCGTCCGTAAGGGTGTCGAGAATCTTTCGGATATCGACATACAAAAGGCATTGAATAACGCTCGTGCCAACCTTTCAAAGAATAAGGCGAAACTGGAACAGGCCGGGGATGATGAGAAGAAGAAAGCGAGTGCCCTTGCAATGATCCAAAAGTGGGAGACTACAAAGAAAGCCATAGAGGAAAAAATCGAGGCGCGAAAAAAAAAGTAGTTGAACTTATTGCCACTTTGACAGGAAAACGGCAACGGATCATGAAGGACCGGGGCCGTTTTTCTCACCCTTGCGACCGCTCGGAGCTGGGGCACCAGCTCAAGACATTAACCCTCCGGATAGAAAAAGAAGAAAGCCGGCTTAAACAACTTTCCAATGATAACAAACCAAATTTATAACGAGGATTGCCTGGAGGCGTTGAAACGTGTTCCGGACAATTCTGTAGATTGTATAATAACCGATCCGCCTTATTTCCTGGGAATGACACATAACGGGCAGAAAGGCAGTTTTAAAGATTTGTCTATCTGTAAACCCTTTTACCGGGATTTGTTTCAGGAGTTTAACCGGGTGAAGAAACCCGGTGCTTGCGTGTATTTTTTTACGGACTGGCGCGGATATGCTTTTTATTATCCGTTGTTTGACTTGTATTTAGGCGCGTCAAACATGCTCGTTTGGAATAAACAGTCGGGGCCGGGTAATCATTACGCCTTTATACATGAACTTATTTTGTTTCATTGTGGAAAGGGTGTTTCTATTGGTGCCACAAACATAATAGATAATATCCGTTCTTTTGCGTCCGGTGCTAAACTGGTAGAAGGTGAAAAGGTTCATCCCACGCAAAAACCGGTGGCGTTGATCCGTAAACTGATTGAAGACAGTACAAAGCCGGGCGATTTGATCCTGGACACTTTCGGCGGTTCCGGTACTACGGCCGTGGCATCCATTGAAAGCGGCCGGAACTTTGTTTTAATGGAACAGGACGAAATTTATTATTTCACGGCACAGAAACGAATAAAAGATGCGTATGAACGATTTAACGGTGGTAGATAGTATTTACCTGGATGCGCAGCAAAAAGAGGATGTACGGCGTTTGTCTTCTTTAGGGTATTCTTCGAAAGACATAGCCGTTTCCCTGGGGCTTTCTCCGGAAGATGTCGGGCTTTTTGTCCGGGATGCGGAAACGGTGGGAACTTCTGTTAACTTTCTGATCCGGGAAGGGATTCTCGTAGCACGTGCCGCCCCTGAAATAAAACTCCATGAAGCGGCGGAAGGTGGAAACGTGGAAGCTATAAAACAGCTGGAGGCCGTACGGAAAAGACATACTTTTGAACGTTTAATCGAACAAATGGATGACGACGAATTTAATTAAGCCCTCACGAATAGACTTTGACAAGGTGGATATCAACCAGATTCAAAGGATTCTTTCTACCGGTACGCTGGAAGCACTCGCGCCCGATGAAAGGGAATATTACAGCCTTATGGAAATGGTACGGGGCCTTCGTGCCCGTATGCGTATAAATGGCAAGTTGGTGACAAAGGCCGGTATCATCCGCCTTTTAAAGTCGGAGCCTTACGGCCTTTCGGACTGGATGGCCCGCCAGGTGTACGCCGACAGTCTCAATTTCTTTTATACACAGGATAACGTACGTCCGCAGGCTTTCGCCAACCTGTATGCGGAAAAGGCCGAAAATTGGGCGAATACCGTCTTTCTTATGGGTAATGTAAAGGAGGCTAAGAACCTTCTGAAACTGGCGGCGGAACTTCGCGGATGTTATAAGGACCAACAGACCGAAATACCGGAGGAACTGCTTTCACAGAAAAGCACGGTTATTTATACTACCAGCCGTAAGGATCTGGGTGTTCCTGAAATCGACCGTAAGGAATTGGAAGAGTTTATCGACGCGATACCGGAAATTCCTGTTATTGTACGTGATAATATAAAAGAGGATGCGCGTATTAAAGCTTTTGATCTGAAAAAACGTATGTTGTATGATATCAAAGAGTTCGGGGAAGATAACGAAGGTGAGTAACGCCGATGATGTAGAAATAAAATACGGTCATATAATCCAGGTTCTGACGGACTGGATCGATACTACTATCCTTGTATCTATTGACGGCCGCGGTATGGCTAAATCTACCGTTATACAAGCCAGGCGTTCCGCCCGGTGTGTGGAAGAAATGCCCGGCGGTGCGTTCGCTTTTGTTGCCAATACCTACAGTAACCTGGAAGATAATATAATGCCGGCCGTACAGAAGGGCTGGCAACTTATGGGCCTGATCGAAGGGGTACACTATGTAAAAGATACCCGCCCGCCTGAATCCTGGCGGCGTAAATGTTCGGTTATCGTAGATGATTACAAGCATGTTTATAGCTTCTGGAACGGATGTGTTATTTTCATGGGATCACTGGATAACCCTTCATTGCTTGCCGGAAAGTCTGTAATACATCTGTTTTATGATGAAGCGAAGTACGATAAGGAAATGAAAGTAAACCGCGCTATGCCTATTCTTCGCGGTGATGCGATCACTTACGGACATTCCCATTTGTTCCTGGGAATAACCATTACTACCGATATGCCGGATATCGACGAAAACGAGTACGACTGGTTTTTCCGGTATGTCAAGCAAATGGACCCGGAACGGATCATTAAAATAGTGCAGGCGGCAAGTGTACGTAATGACTTGATAATTTCCCTTTTACGGGAACAAAGAAAGAACAGGCCTTCCCCCTTGAAACTGAAACGTTTGAAGCGGGATATTGAATATTACGATCGGGCTTTGTTGAAGTTGAGAAAAGGGCAGACGTTCTTTCTTAACGCTTCTTCATTCGCTAATGTTGAGATACTTACGATAGAGTATTTAAAGCGGTTGTATAATGGTACGCTGGAGCTTCACGAATTTAAAAAGTCGGTGGTGGGTATGCGTCCCGGTCTTCGCAGGGATTTACGTTTCTATGTGTTGTTTGGTGAAGGACATAAGTATTATAACGGTACCATGTCTGGAGAAGCCGCTTACAGCTCGCGGGAACTCCGGTACCTGCACCATGATAAAGCGATTGAAGGCGGTATGGACTTCGGTAATATGCTTTCTTTGGTGATCGGTCAGCCGGACGGTGCTTATTACCGGGTACATAAGAACTTTTTTGAGATACCGCCGGGCTGGTTCCGGGAGATCGCCGACCAGTTCCTTTCTTTTTTCCAGAACCACGAATACAAAGAACTGGATTTGTACTATGACCGTGCAGGTAATAACTTTGAAAAACAGAAGGAGGATTACGCGGGTAAGATCAAAGACGCCATAGAAAAAGACGGCAGCGGAAACCGTACCGGCTGGATCGTAAACCTAAAGAGCCGCAAACAGGCAGTTATCCGGCAGGATGCGGAATACGACTTCATGCAGGAGATTATGGGCGGTACCAACAAGAACCTGCCTATCCTGTTGGTTGATGCGGTGAACTGTAAAGAAATGGTTAGTTCTGTAGAAAAGGCAAAGGCTGAAATCAAATACCGGGGTAATTCTAAAGTAGTGTTCAAAGTGAAGAAGTCCGAAAAGCTGGCACCAAAAAAACTACCGATGTTATCCACCAATTTCTCCGACGCTTTCAAATACTTACTGATGCGCCCCGGCTGGATAGCTTTAGTACGAGGCAAGCGGACGCTGCAGGCCGACTCGTTTGTGGATCAATGGATAGAGAACAGGCATAAAAGGTAATTGCCTTGTAACGCTGGAAAATTGGTTTTCCGGCGTTTTTTGTGTTACCAGGTTACGGGTACCCCTCCGGGAGAGGTCATATTTCACCTTTTAGGGGGAGGGCAACTGCTTTCCGACTTCTGAGCGGCTCGGTCTTCGGAAGGTGTCATTTTTTTAGTTTTTGAATTTTTTTTCGGCTTTTGACTGTTTTTCAGTCGTTTA